GACCATAAATTCCAGTAACCGCGCCACCAGTAAGTTTATCCGCTACCCCGATTTTGCCTCTCGCATACGCATCTACAGCTTCGCCAGGACCCATTTCTGAAAGGATTTCCCCCTCACCGGGAGTTTGCGTAGCCTGCTGTGGGGTTGGCGTAGCCTGCTGTGGGGACATCAGATCAAGGTTTTCGGACCACCACTGTTGTTCCTCTCCCCCTGCAGGCTGCGTTTGCGCAACATCTCCGATAGCAGCAGGAGGCATCAAGAGGCCCTCGGCCTTCTTCTCTCCCTCTTGAAGCTCGACAGCCTCTCGGGCGGCTTCTTGGCGTTCGGGTCCTGAGAATGGGTATCGAGGCATTTTTTTATCCTACAATGGGTCCAATGGGTTGAGAACGACCTGCACCACCAGCCATTCCACTCAGAGCGTCGGTTGGAATTCCGGTGACCCCTTCAGGCATTCCACCTGTCGCAAGAACATCCTCACCAGGGGGTTGCATCTCTTCGGGTGGGCCTGCTTCCGGAGGACCTCCAGCCGCAGCTTGAGCGGCAGCGGCAGCCTCCTCCTCAGTAGAAAGAACGTCCTTCCCCATGTCGAGGAGATCAAGAATGTGGCTGACCAGGCTTCTCTGATTCACGTCCGGAGAGCCCAAGAGAACTTCCAAGAAGTTCTGAATCTTCTTAATCTGAGCGGTCTTGGAGTTCTCAGTCGGGCTGTAGGGAACGACCTCGTAGTCAACCTCCAGCGGCTCCTCGACTGCTTCGCCCCGTGCCCGCATCTCGTCAGCACGGGCTGGATCTCGGGACTGCAAGTGGCGGCGTGCGACCGGCAGAGCCTCCGTAGTTCCCGTAGCCCGAACAGGGATCTCCCGATCTGACGACAGGAACTCCTCGTAGAGACCAATAGAAGAGACCGCCATGTGGGTAATGACGCCATTAATTAGCTTTGTGCGTCTTCCGAGCCTCGTCCGCATCGCCGCATCCACGAGGGCAAGCTCAGTTGCAACCTCTGACGTTCCTGCGACACCACGAGCATATTCAGGTATGCCGAGTACAAACTGGATCGTGTTTTCGATGCGATAACGAATCGTATCGAACTCAGGTACCAGCGAAGCGGTTGGCGTTTGCCCAAGAATCTCTCCTAATGGTGCTGAGTTCTTTCCCATCAAACGGACAACATCCCCAGGACTTGTAGCCGTTGAGACCTGGTCCATAAAGTCTTCGGGATTATCGCAGAGAGACTCATTAACGACGGTGATGGGGATAGAAGCTTGCGCGTGCCTAAGCTCTAGTGTGTCCAACTCATTCAATCGGCGCTGCTGACGTTCCACAAGCTGGCTATCGGACATGCCACCGATGTCCGACAAGTTGTCATTGAAGATGAGTCGGTGGAAGGGGTTGCGTACAAAGCTATATGGAAGCTCCCCTGCAAACAGCGGATCCTCTGATCCTTCCAGCATGTGGTAGTACCGATCGTTGGTAAAGTCATAGACCTCATACACAACGACCCACTCGAAGGTCTTCCGCATTTCCTCTGAGAGCTTGGCTGAGGTGTCTTCTCCATCAGACAGCCACTTCGGGAATGAGCCAAACTTGACCTTGGATGCGACCTCTGGGTCATACTCCATCGCTCCCCGCTTCTTCTGGCGACGAGCCGTTCGAGCGTTGAACTCATCCTTGGTAAGCGTGGTGACCTCGATAGCGTATCGAATGTCATCCCACCGACTGACCGTCATGTCATAGAAGAAGTACCTGGGATCGATGACCAAGAAATCGGGACGATTCAGGGTGAAGCTCCAGACACTCTTTACGATGGACCGCCCATACACGGAAGCCATCGTAGACATTCGCCAGAGAATCTCATGGGCCTTGGCACGGTAGAGCACATCATTGATGAGTGCCTCCCGGTACTTAGCCGCCATTTCCGCTTCTTCATCCCGCCGACGGGGAAGGCACGTCACTCGGGGAGTCGGCGGACAAACACTCGCAACCATCGTGTCTGTGAAGGCGTAGAGGTAGTTGTTCTCAACAAGGAGACTATCGTTCTCCTCATCGAGCATCTCGCCCCAAAACTCAGAGCGATACCATGCCCGCCACTTGTCCCAAATCTTGTGCTCTTTATTCGCCTTGGAGACGTGAGCGTCGATCAGGGACTTGAGTGTCTTGGTGCTGAGGCCCACTACTCATCATCCTTCTTCTTAGCCTTTTCCTTCGCCTTCTTCTCAGCCTCAAGGGCCTCCCGAGCCGCGATGGTCTTGGGATCCTCGGCCTTCGGCGTGGGGGGAGCGGGCGGGGCAAGCTTCTTCAAGCGCATCGGGGGTGGGGCCCTCTCCTCGATAACCTCCACGCCTTCGGCGGCTTCTCGAATCGCCTTCATTCCCTCGTCTTCTTCTTCTGGCTTCTTTGCTTCAGGCATTTCCATCTCCCAGGAATCTTTGTGAGTGTAACACTTTTAGAGCCAATACTTACTTCGGGACTTTTTCTTCTTCTTATGAAGGTCCTTGTGGTGCTGAACTCGCTCATCATACGTCATTGGGCGAAACTCGATCACATTCTCCTCTGGGGACGTAAATGGGCGGCGGCGACTCGGTGCCCAACGCGCACCGACGATTGCCATGATCAATGCAGAGACTTTATCCCAATGATGCCGATCTCGACGCTTCCGATTGGGTTGTCCCCGCACAAGTTCGGAATTTGCGCCCTCTTCGATGCGTTTATCGTTTTTGTAGGACATCAACTGCTCTATGGTGTTCTTATCCCGCAAAACAAGCTCATCAAGCAGCCCATCGATCAGCCAGCCCAATGCTTCGTCCACAGACTTGGAAGTACTGGTAAAACCCGGCTTTTTATGCTTTTCGAAGAAGATATTGGGGTAATTCCAGTCTCTTAGAAGGGAAATGACGCCCTGACCGACTCCATTCGACTCTACGACGATATTTGCCCGATTGAAGCGCATACCGGCCTCAACAAGCTTCTGAGTGAACTCCAACGGGTCCGAATGCTCGGCATAGCAGGCCACTTGGGTCCATTCACCCTCATAGCACTTCAACACCTGAAAAGAGGCGTGATCTCGGGCAGCATGCCCACATGGGTCCGCCCCGATGACGTAATGTGCGCCATATTCGGGTTTCTCGTACTCCATGTAGGGTCCAATCCACCGTTGGGTCTCGGCTTCCTTGTGCCGATCCAAAGCATGGTTCGGAATGGCCGCATTTGCTGCCGAAATCCAACATTCGAGGTCATCTGAGGGGTAGAAGACCCGAAAAAGCTCTGGCTTCCGCCTCAGATGCTGATCTGTGCTCAACATGAAGCGCCTGAAGGCCAAATTCTCTTTTGTGAGGCCCAGGTGCCCGAATTTATTGAGCATCGAGACTTCTTCATTGTCTATGGACCAGGTCTTGTCCCAAGGACGCCGATTCAGCTTGCCATCCCAGAAGGGAAAGAACTTATAGAGGTGACGACCTTGCCCAGCCTTGGCAGTCAGGCAGTGCTCGTGCCAATCCGACCGCGCTTCCCATGGAGTACACTCAAAAACGACCAAGGCGTCGTCCCGATTGGCCAACGAGGGCCAAATCAGGAACATCGAGCCCGAAAAGTCCGCCCAGAAGGCGCACTCGGAGGCGTGGAAAGAGTCTGGTGACTGTCCGATCCCCACAGCACCGGCTTCAGCACTGAGAATACGCATCTTTCCGCCCATCTCATGCTTGAAAGTAAGCTGGCGACTCTCGCGTGAGTGGATGGTGGGAGATTTGATGTCTTCGGGCCACTTTCCGTGGAGGTGGTGGACTCGTTTGTGGAGATATTCGGCCCGATCACTGTTATCCGCGATGCAAACGTGGTCCCAACCCGGCGAATAAGCAGCTTTTGGGTAGCATCCGTACTCGACCGAGAGCGACTTCCCCATCTGACGGGCTGTGAGAATGGTCAGGAACTTGGTTTGACCCACCTGTGTTCGCGGAGTGTTGCTCAGGTAGTCCAGAACCTCATTCTGCATATTGTACGTGATGCGGGTGGGGTCATACTTGACGAACTTACTGGTCTTCTGGTCATGTACCTCCCCAAACGCAGGCAACGACTTGCTCGGATCCCGGAGGAACGTGAGCATCTGCTGGGCATTGGGCTTCGCCACTACTCAATCATCCCCAGAGCACGGCGGCGCTCAAGTTCTCCCTCCTCATCGGCCTCTCGATCCTT